TCAAGGCGTTGAATATACGACTTACACGCTGGCGAATTTAATTATTGCCAGCGGTCGAAATAACATTTATCAACAGGCGCAAGCGGGCTATTGTAATTTAGAGCTAATAAACTTAACTCAAGCGATCGTTAACATACACATAAACGATTCAGTAACGATTGAGCTGCAAGATTCGACCTCTACTTACGTTCCGATATTTGGGGGAACTGTCGTCGATTTTGGGGTTGAAATTATTACAGCTGGCTCGGTTGGAATAAATCAAGTTCTAAAGATAACGGCGCTAGGAGCCTTGAGCCGCTTACCTAAAGCGCTTACTAATGGGGTTTTAGCTCAGGATTTTGACGGCGATCAAATCTTTGAAGTCTTGCAAGATTTACTATTGAATAACTGGGGCGAAGTTCCGGCAGCTTTACAATGGGCTAACTACGATCCGACAGAAACGTGGGCGAACGCTCAAAACGTCGGACTAGGCGAGATCGATCGTCCGGGCAATTACGAACTAGCAGCTCGATCATCTGATCGCGTCGATATTTATTCGCTTGTTGCAGCTCTCGCGACGTCTGGATTGGGCTACATATACGAGGATTCTCAGGGTCGAATTAGCTACGCCGACTCGACACATCGATCCGTTTACCTAGCCACTTACGGCTACACCGAGCTAACCGCGAATCACGCGCTATTTAACGGGCTTAAGATTGAAACCCGAGCTGGCGACGTGCGGAACAATATTACGCTCAAATATGGCACTAATTCCAACCAAGAAGTAAGCGCCGAGGATATTAACTCGATCGACCTTTACGGGCGTTTAGCTCAGGCAATTAGTACGACAGTTAAACATCAAGCCGACGCGCAAGATCAAGCCGATTTCTACCTGACCCTAAGAGCTGCACCGCAAGCCAACTTTACAGCGATCACTTATCAGCTCACTAATCCAGAGCTAGACGACATAGATCGCGATTCGCTCATAAATGCGTTTATGGGCTTACCTTTAAGAATAATGGATTTACCGCCTAACATGGTTGCTGGAACCTTTCAAGGATTCGTCGAGGGCTGGTCGTTTAAGGCTGCCTATAACGAAATATCTATAACGCTTAATCTGTCGCCATTAAGTTTCTCGCTGCAAGCCATGTCGTGGGAGCAAGTCCCAATCGCCGAAGCGTGGAATACTATATCTGGAACTTTAACGTGGGAAACCGCGTTAGTCGTAGCATAAGGAGAAAACATGACTAATCCAACGAGTAACTTCGGCTGGCAAATGCCTACCAGCACCGACCTAGTTACCGACTTACCAGCTGATTTTGAGGTATTTGGTCAGGCGGTAGATACCGATTTCGTTGATTTATTAGGCGGCGCTAATGGTTATATTTTATCTAAGGCAAGCGCCACAGATTTAGATTTTGCGTGGATACCTAACGATCAAGGCGATATAACCGCGGTAAACGTGACCAGTCCAATTACAGGTGGCGGCAGCGCTGGCGCTGTAACTATTGGCGTTAGTGCAGCTTCGACAAGCGCTTCAGGCGTTGTTCAACTTAGCGATTCGACTTCAACGACTTCAAGCGTTCTAGCCTCAACGCCAACAGCTACGAAATCAGCTTATGATTTGGCTAATGCTGCGATTGCTAAATCAACAGTTACAACAGCGGGCGACATTATTTATCGCAACGCAACAGTTCCAGTTCGTTTAGGAATCGGTACAGCTGGACAGGTTTTGACAGTCAACAGCGGCGCAACGGCTCCAGAGTGGGCAGCTGCGGCGTCTGGCGGTATGACTTTAATTAGCACGACAACACTTTCGGGAACTTCGACATCGATTACTGTCGCAACTAATACTTATAAAGATTTAGTTGCTTACATTTATGGCGTAAACCCTAACGCAACGGCAGCCTTGACTTTAAGAATTAATGGCATTACTACAGGCGTATATCAGGAAACAATGACGTTTGGACAAGAAAACGGCGTAGTGGCACACAACGTTAATAATTATTCTGCGATGAATCTAAGCGTAAATGGTGCCCAAGCTGTTCAAACCGGTGTAACTACCAATGTTTGGGCTTTAACTTTTAGAGATGCTAACTCAACAGTAAGAAAACTAATAGCAACTAACGGCAATTATGTTAATTCAGCCAATAACAATGTCACGACAATTCAAACCGACGTCGTTTCTTCCGCGACGTCAGCGATTACAAACATTACGGTAATCTCAACTCAAACTTTAACCGCTGGCACAGTCCAACTTTACGGAGTAAAATAATGACTAATCCAATGATCCGAATCCATAACACAGAAACCGACGAAATCATCGACCGCGAAATGGACGCCGAGGAATTAAAACAATACAAACTTGACTTGCTATCGGCAGCCGAAGCGGAAAAGCAATTTAAAGAAGCTGCAACAGCCAAAGAAGCGCTGCTAAATAAACTCGGAATTACAGCCGAGGAAGCGGCGTTATTGCTGTCATGAAATTAACAAGTTACAACGGCTGGACGGCTTCAAAGGATCAAGCCGAAATCGGAATTAAGTCCCACGCGATACCGGGGACTCATTTAAAGATTCGTTGCGCCGAAGCTGTCGCACCTTTGATCGTAGGATTCTGCAAAGAATTTAACGAGCTGATCGAGCCGCTAGATGGCGGTCAGCTTGACGAGTGGGGATACAACTTTCGTTTTATTCGTGGGTCAACAGATCGTCTTTCAAATCATGCGTCTGGTACAGCGGTGGATCTTAACAGTCGCCTTCACCCACTCGGAAAAATCGGAACATTTCCAGCTGAGAAAGTTCCAATGATTCGCGCACTTGCTAAAAAATATGGGCTTTTCTGGGGTGGGGATTACAAGAATAGAGCCGATGAGCAACATTTCGAGGTAAACGTAAGTCCAAAAAGAGTCCTAGAGCTAATCAAGGCTTTAGGGTTAGGAGAAAAGTAATGAAAGAGCTAAAGGCTATGGCTGCTAGTTATGGACGATCAGCGCTTGCAGGAGCTCTGGCTGTTTATATGACAGGCGAGTCCGATCCCAAGAAATTGGCTTACGGATTTCTCGCTGGCGTTGTTCCGCTACTAATGCGTTACCTGAATCCTAAAGACGTTACGTTCGGCGCTAAAACAGGTGGACGCTAACGATTGGGCGGCGATGGGCGTGGCTATGGTCACGCTCTTAGCTGCATTTACAGGGGTTATTCGACACTTAGTTAAATACTATTTAAGCGAGCTCAAGCCCAATTCTGGAGCAAGCGTCAAAGATCAAATTTCGCGGCTTGAAAAGCGCGTTGACGAAATTTACAGCTTGATAATTAGCAATTCGACACGCCGTTAAATACGCGTAAGGCTTGAAATTGTCAGACATTTAGTTCACCCTATAACTAGGGAGCGAATAAGTCGCACCCGGAATCGGGAGCTAACATGTTTACTATATTGGAACTGGCGATGGTAGTTATTGCGTGTAGTGCTGGCTGGTGTTTAGTCGGCTGGAGTATCGGATACAAGCAAGGCGTTAAAGATGGCTTTAACCGCGGTCGAGCCGCTGGTATGAGAGCTGCGACAGATTACGTTCGCAGCTTGTAATGGCACTACCACTAGAGGGCTACGAAACAGTAGCCGAACGAATTGAGAAGTATTGGAATCATTACCCAGCTGGGCGAATTGACGTCAAGATAATCTTTCAAGATGGCACTCGTTACATAATTCAGACAGACATTTATCGCGACATTAACGATCCGTTACCTTTCGCAACAGATTACGCCGAGGAGATTAGATCGAGCGCTAATCGCTTCCCGCTAGAAAATGGAAGCACTTCGGCGATCGGTAGAGCTTTACATACTGGCGGCTTAAGTAAGTTTAGCGAAAACAGTAATCGACCATCACTTGAGGAAATGAAACGGGTCGAGCGACCAATCGTTGCAGCTCCTAAAGAATTGCTACCTAATGGCTCTTATGATCCATGGGCGGTCAATAACGTAATCGCTGACGTGGCTGGGACTTTGACCGGGACTAAGTCATGCGCCCACGGGGTAATGATTAGGAAAGAGGGAGTCGGAAAGACTGGCAAGCCTTACAAGGGCTGGGTATGCCCGGACAATGTTCGGACGTGTGCGACATGGGAATAACAAAAATAACGCTTACTAAAGATGAGGAAATACAAGCGGCGGCAGCGGCTTTCATTTGTGAATCTAATGGGGTCGAAAATTACTACTTCCATGACCAGACGGCTCGAGGCAATATCCATGAGTCTATTCGACGTACAGCTGAGGCGCTAGGGGCTGAGATCGCAGCTGCTCGATACTTCGGAATTACAGACTTTAAGCTTGAACTAGATAAGTTTAAGCTAAAAGCCGACATAGGTAATCGAATCGAAGTCAAACATACAAAATGGATTGACGGACATCTGATCCTAAGGGAAAGAGATAGGGTCGAGGACTTAGCCGTATTAGTTTGCGGCGAGTCACCTCATTACTGGGTCAAAGGCTGGATACCAATCAGAGCAGCTAAGACAAGTCGCTTCAAGCATGACAAGGATAATTCGTGGTGGGTTAGTCAGCACAATTTGAATTCCATGTCTAATCTGAAAGAGAGCAATTATGGACAAATTGAAATTTGAGTGTCGGCGCTGTAAGCGCGAAACATTACAGATTGAACGCATAGTGACGGACTTACTTCCGCCGGGCGTTAAGACCCTTGAGTGCACAGTATGCGGAACTATGGGCGTATGCCTAGTGGGAACTACTAATGCCTAGTTACCTTTACAGGTGCGACCAATGCGGTGGCGAGCTGGAGATGAACCACCCAGTCGCTACTCATGGCGAGAGCTCTCCATTGTGTTGCTCATATCCAATGGCTCGAGTGTTTAGCGCTCCGAGTGTAATCTTTCGCGGTACTGGTTGGGGCGGTGATAAGTAATGCCTTTCGATAACAAGCATTACCGGATTAGCGATCGCACTTATCTAGCCTTATGCTGTAATGACATCATGTTTAATTGTACCTGTCGCAAATGCGGCAAGGACATGGGCTGTTACTACTGTTCATTTAACTATGATGAAGCCCATAAGTGCGATGAATAGTTATCCACAATTAAGTAAAGTTATCCACACCCTGTGGGAATCGCCCAAGGTTGCGCTCATAATTGCTTTATCCTTGACTAGGTCGGTACGATCCACTCTCTCGACGAGAGCCCGACAGCGGGCTAGCTCGCGGCGAGCCTTACTAACGGGCGTACTGTGTTTAGTCGTGGCTATACCCAGTCCAACATGGGCTGATACGCAATCATCTAAAGATAGATTTAAGTTATATCTACATACTCGAGTCATAAAGGATAAGCAATACCAGTGTGCTTATGCGCTATACATGGCGGAGTCTAAGTTCGATAGTCGAGCTAAGAACGGCTCACACTATGGCATACCTCAGCTGCGTAATGAGAAGCTAAAGAACCTAGATGGTTACACCCAGATAGATTGGGGTATTAGATATACCAAGGCAAGATATGCCGGGGACTATTGCCTAGCATGGCAACACTTCAAAGACAAGGGGTGGCATTGATGGCTAGTGCTGTTGATAATGGATCATCTGGTAAGTGGCGCAAACTAAGAGAACGAATACTTAGGCGAGATGGTTATATGTGCCAACAATGCGGTCAAACAGAAGGAAAGCTTCATATTGACCATATAGTCCCTAGACGCCTACAAGGGGGGGATAATGAGGATAATTTAAGAACTTTATGCCAAAAGTGTAATTTATCTAAAGGTGGGCGTTTTTTTAGTATAGATAAAACACCCCCGACTCTCCCCTT